ACTTGACCTAATACTTACATTACCATATAATGTAGAACCTATATGATAACCTGCTCCCTGTAATAAAATGTTTTCTTGAGTTGTATTAGCACTTTGACTAACTAATAAATGACCATTTTCAATATTAGCTTTTGCATTTGGTGCATTAATTCCAATCCCCAAATTTCCTCCATATCTTTGTAACACCAAAGGAATAGTATCAACACCCTTTTCGTTGGCTTGTATAAACGCCAAACTGTTAGTTGAATCTACTCCAAAGTTTAACATATCACCTGTAGCACCTACTGCTGATTTAATTAGAAACTGTCCAATAGTATCTGCATTACTAAATGTAATTGCTTTTGTTGCTTCTAAAGGTGCGTTTGGTAGATTTGTTCCAACTCCTAAATTTCCTGAACTATCAAGTCTCATTCTTTCTCCAACATCTGTGCCTGAACGAGTAGTAAAAGCTATAGCACCTTGATTGTTTGTGTGAGATATGTTAAAAAACTTAATTTCTGCATTTTGGTCGCCATTGCCATCTCTATTTTGAATTGTAGTATAATTTCCATCTGTTGTATTAGTATTATTTAAATTAATTCCTTGTGGTGAAGCTATGCCTGTTGTTGTATTTGATGATGGACTCTTAATTGTTAATAAATCACTAAAGGAAAAAGAGGTTGCTCCAATTCCTACCCTGCCTGCAAAGGTTGAGTTTTGTGAATTATCTATTGTTAAGGCAGTTGCCCTTGAACCACCTGAACCAGTTTCTAATATTGCTTGATAACCAGATAATACTGCTCCTGCACTTGATTTATAAAAAACTGCTTCGCCACCTGTTGGTGTTGTTGTATTTGTATCACATAAAACTTGCCCAGACAAAGTTGCATTTCCTGCAAAAGTTGCATTGTTACCAGAAATAGCAATAGGTGCATCTGTTAGAGTATTACTGTCCGACCACATAACAACATCATTAGCTGTTCCACTACCATCTACAATTCCACCATCTGTTTCAATAATATTACCACTAGAATCAACAGCTAGGTTTTTTGCAACTGTTCCTGTTTTATTTCCAGAACCATAAGCATTTAGCTTAATGCCACCACCACCAATAACTGTAAAATAATCAGATGCTAAGCTTTCAGAATGTATAACAAATTGATTTGCACTATCGCTAATATTTATTCTCCAGTTTCCCTGACCTCCTATAAATTGTATTTTATTACTTGTTCCATCTCCTAATCCGAAAATAGGTGAAGTAATTTTTGTAGTAATCGCTACTGTACTTGGTAAACCTACTGTAAGCGTTTGACCACTTGCTGATGTTTCTATTTCATTTGTAGTTCCTGCAATAGTAAAAGTTTGACTATCTAGGTCTACAGACCCAGTACCACTACCACCTGCAAAATCTAAATCTTGAGCTGTTACTTGTGTATCGACATAATCTTTAACAGCAGCACTTGTCGGTAATGTAGTATCATTATCATTTGAGCCTATGCCCTCTGACTCTATTACAATAGCTGATGCTTTAAAATTATCAACCTCAATATTAGAAACTGTATTGTTATCGACATCTATTGTCTTATTAGTAAGTGTTTGTGAAGATGTAAGTTGTACAATATTACTATTTGTTATACTTGCTATTTTTGTGGATGTACTGGCGTTACCAGTTAGTTCTCCAACAAAACTTGTTGATGTGATAGATGTAGCACCAGTTACAACTCCTGCATCAATAACAATAGTTCCATCTAAAACAATTTGTTGTCCTGCTAAAGGTGTTATATTTAAGTCTGTACCTGCTGTACTCGATATAGTGTTGCCATCTATTTGTATATTATCAACTTGAAGATCACCTGTTACAAGTACATTACCTGTTACATCTAATTCTTTGCCTGATGCTGCTGCACCCCCAATACCAACACCTGCTGTAGATAAAAATAAAATACTATTATTACCTGACCCATCGGTTATTTGTTGGGCAGTAGATGTAAGTATAGTATTAGCACTTGTCTTTAAGAGACCTACATATGTTACCGATATTTGTGTATTAGTTAATGTTGCCATTTACAATTTTTTTTAAGTAAATTATTAATTTCTGCACATTTTTATTTTTAGGTTTGCTTTTTCTTTTCATAATACCCAACCATTGAAAAGAGCATCCTTATCTGGATCAATATCATCATTAGTATTAGAGGTATATTCAGGGTAACTACTTTGATTAAAACTCATAAAATCAATAAATCTTCTTGTATAATACTCTGCAATATCTCTCTCTTTTTTAACTAAATAATCAATTTCATTTTTACTAACTGTTTCTGCATTTTCACTTGTATGTTTAAAAACACCACCATTTTTAATTTGATATGCTGCAAAAGGTATATAATCTGCCATAGCATAGTGTATAAGCATTGGCTGTATATATGTTGTTACAAGAGTTAAATAAACGCCTGACAAACTTGCACCACCCACACCTGCAACATCATTGCTGATTTTATTATAAAGGTCTGTACCTAAATAATTTCTTATATGTATATCTTGTGCTATTTTTATAAACTGAATAAACTTGTCAGTATCAACGTTACCATCTAAAATAGAATTTTGTACTAATTGTTTTCTTGTTATAAATAATGCAGTTGCCATAGTCTATCTTGGGTTTTTATATCCTTGGTTAGGCATATCAATAGGTCGCATTGCCACTTCCTTTGGGTTTTTGTTTTTCTTAGGTGCAGATGGACCCTCAAATCTTGCACCTTTCCTATCATCAAGTGGTAATGCACTAATTATTTTTCTTGCCCTACCAACTGATATTTTTTTGTTATTCTTTTTTAAATAAACTCTACGAAGCCATACGTGGTGACAGTTTGCACCTCCCTTGTATAGCCAAATATTATATCCCTCACCTTTTGCATCTGCAGGACTTAGGTCAACATTTGCTTTACTTACTTTATTTAAATCTTCAACACGATACACTTTGTTTGCTTTTAGCATTTTTTTACAAAACTCTCTCGTTACAACGTTACCTTTTTTATCTATTGTTAACTCACCAGAATATGCATACCTTATTCTAAACAGATCAGTATCTTGTATGCTTTTTTTTCTTGCATCACCCGTTACAACTGTTGCAAATTCAAAATATTTTTGTATCTCACTTTCATCTTCAAGAGCTAATCTTTCATCAATCAACTCCCACTCATCACCCATATCTTCTCCTTTTGCTATTACATTGTCTGCTACTTGAGATCCTAAGTTACCACCTAAAAAGTAATCTTTTTTTAAATCATCTCTTTTTATGCCAGTTTCTTCTTCTCTTGTTTTTTCATCATTTACATTTTCTAAATCTGTAAATTCTAATGGTTGTAATGTTTTGAAATATAAGTTTAGTGATATATTATTATATGCTAATATTTTATCAAAGCTGTCTATTAATAATGTTTGAAATGGTCTAATAACAGTATTATCCATTAGTATTGATGCAGTCTTTAATTCATCTGCATTATTACCTAATCCTGTTTGATCTTTAATACCTAAAAGCATAGGACTAACCACCCTGTGGCTAACCATTATTTTTTTTGTACTTTCATCACTTAAAAACTGATACTGATTATGCGCATCACTTAATTGTATTGGGTCAATACTAGCCTGTGCTTCTGGGTTATCATTAAATGCTAAAATAAATTTACCTGCATTACTGCTTCCACTAAACTTTTGGTATATTCTTTGTTCGATAAGTCGCCTTTCTTCTTCATTTGGAACTCCGTTGTTAAAGTTTATAAGCATTGATGGTGCTAGTCCATTAAGTATATTATTTAAATGATAATTACTAACCTCCTCCTCTAGTTCGGCATATTGCAAACCACCCTGATAATCAACAGGGCTATAATAAAAATATCCTGCCCTGTAAGGCTTTATGTACATTATTTCAATACTCTCGTTGCTTTCACCAAATGATGGGATTCTTTTTAATTGAGTTTGTGGTTTTACCTTTTCCCAATCAGGTGCATAATAAAAAGCTTTAATTTCACCATCTTCACTTTTTTCTGCTCTTAATGTTTCAATAGGTAAATGTTCAAGTTGTACAATTTTTGATCTGTCAACTGAATAAATTACTTGTATTGCACATTGCCCCATTAACTTTAGATCATAACATAATTTTCTTACACAATGATTTTGAAATAAAACTTTCATTTGTGCATAATCATTAGGTTTTGAACTACTATTTGTAGCATCTAATCCTTTTCCATAAATCATTTCACTAATAGCGTTTATAATAGCATTATTAGTTGGACTGCCATTATACCTGTCTATAAGATATTTAAAGTATAAATTATCTTCTCCGTATTGTATGTAATCTCTGTTGTAAACTTCAACTACATCAGGACTTGTATATGTGCTTAAATTTATTACTCTTAAATCACTCATACTGTTATATATTCGTTATCTGATGAAATATTATTACTAATAGTATACTCTCCACTATTTATATCGTAGTTACCATTTGTAAGGTTTTGATTTGTAACAAAAAATTTATCTTTATAAATAATCTCAGATGATGAGTTTACGGTTAAATTATAAAATCTGTTCTCTTTTAATATTGTGTTGCTGTCACTATCTACCATACCTGTTCCTGTTACTAAAAATGTAAGATAATTATTGCTAGTAAAAGAGGTTTG